AGGTAGCCCCCATTTGCCGAATAATAAAATCTGAATATACCCCCAATCGGAGGGGGTTCCATCTGCCAAAAAGGCTTGCAGAAGGCCATCCCGTATCCCTTGGCTCATAAGCGGATGAGGGTAGTGGATCTCTAGTTCTAGGGTCATCGGCGCTTTGAGACATCAGCTAACCTCTAAAAGACTTGCGGTTACGTGCAGACGGTTAGCGGTGGCAGCGGTGACTTTTACAATTTCAGACTCTTCTACTACTAGCGGTGCTGTTAATAGTTCAACAGTAGTATTGGCACTTATGGCTTTAGTCTTAAACAAACTAAACACAGCAGCAGAGGAATCAGTAAGTGTTACTGTAATTGTGTCGGCATTACCGGAATCTTCTGAAACCAATATTGATTTAACAATGGCAGTGGTAGCCGAAGGGCAAGTATATAACGTGGTTGCCGTAGTAGCTGTAAGGTCTGCTTTTGCATTTTTGTAGTTATGAGCCATTAGCTAAAAAACCACCCTGCTGCTTCAGCTTGAGGCGATGTAGAGGCTTGTCGTAAGCCACTATCAAGCTGGTTAAAGTAGATGCTGAGTATACCATTAAGTTGGTTAAAAGCATTCATATCATACTGTATAGGAGCTAGAGGAAGCTGTGGAGCAACAAAATCTATACTGTAGCGAGTGGTATCGGTAGCCATTATCTTCTCCCATCTGGGCGCATATCAAGCCGTGGAGCACCCCATTGCCATGCTACACCTTCTGCGCTGGATTCTATTTTAACAGCCATTTGCCGCCCTCGTACCCTTACATTTAACTGTGAAGTAAACGCCTCAATAGGGGAAGTAGCTGTACGAGTTACTGTGCCTGAACTGGAACCCCCTTCTGATGCGGGTGAGGTATACCCTGCACCTGAATTCTGTAGAGGGTATAGTGAGAAATCAACAACAGGATTATCCGCAGTCGATCCGTCAAAGGTCACATCGGGCAGTATGCGATGTATAAAGGCGAACTGATGCCCATCTTCCAAATCAAACTGGGCAGACTGTATGTGCGCTGCAACCGCTGAAGTAGTAGCCGTTTCTTTGTTATCTAACCCTTTTTCATGGTCTACTAAGTTCTTAGTGTATGTTGCAGCAATGGGGTAATCCCTTAACCCAGAGTCTAACCACGCACTACGTGCCATTGTGCCGTAGTACCAGATGTCTTGTTCATAGTTATAGACTACATAACGATCAACAGTGGTTGAATCACCGGAACAGTAGAACCACCATACTTCCCCATAACCTTCATTAGTTCCTGAAAAGACCTGAGTGTACTGTTCCGTATTAAAATCATTAAATACGTATTTCTTTACGTCACATCTTAAAGGTTGAACCCGACCATCGTACTTATAAAAGCCTCCTATACCCATCCAGAAAGCAATACTGTTGACATAAGTGGCTGCATTAGGAGAAGCAATGGACACGTTATCACCTAATAACTGCGCTCCCCATACGATTGGTGCTCCAACATATTGTAAAGAATAAAGGGCAATATCTGTCCAGATAAGTACTTCCTGTCTTCCTTGAACCGCTGTAATAACCTCGGCTCCTTGTGATAAACGTAAACTTCCCGCTTGATTAGTAGCAGAAGGTGTCCAATTACCCGCATCTTCTTGGTCTGACCAACGAACCAGCATAGGGTCTAATGTAGAGCTTCCTAGTGCATTAACCCCCATACAGAATACAAAACGGTTAATATCTGAAATACTTATAAAATTCTGGATAGTAGGCGCGTTAGATGCCCCACTAATAGCAGACAAGGCTACCGCTCTATCTGTCCCTAATGTCTTAGTACTTGTGTCCCAATAATAAGGCGCACCGCCTCTAGGCCCAAAAATTAAATCCTCACCGAAATTACCTTGGCTGTAATGCCTGAATGAATCCGTAGAAGTACCCCCCACACCCCATGTACTTGCTCCCCAAGTCCCTGCACCCCATCCGACTAGCGGTGCCCAAGTTTCAGGGCCAACATTTATCTGGTACTTAGCTGTTACAGAACCGCCTCCACCAGAAACAGACGAAGAAGCGGCGGAAGTAAAGGTAATCGTATAGGTGTTGGCGCTTGTATCTTTAGTGATCTGAAACTCACCCGTAATGGTTATCCCGCCAATTGCAGAACCACCGCTGAATGTAACAAAATCGCCGTCAATATAGCCCCCAGCAGCGTCTGCTACTGTAACTACAGCCGAACCAGAGACTGTGGTAAAAGGATTGGTAAGAGAGACAGTAGCGCGTAAAGGGGTAATATCGTAGTAAGAACCCCCCTTTTCTATGTAATATTTAAGGTTAGTCCCTACTCCTAGAAGCTTCTGTCCCGCTAATGTTATCCATGCAAAGAGCTTTCGGCATAAGCCCAGAAAGGTATCGTTAGATATACGTTCCCAACCCCCTATTTTCTCAGGTGTACCTTGACGAAAACGTACTTTATCGCACTCGTACCATCCGCCTTCGCTTGTATATCGAGAGTTTTCTCGATTAACTCCGGGTTTAAAGGATAACTTCTGAAGAGGCATTACGAATATTCCCCTGTTCTAATCATTTCAGTGACTTCTGGTGCGCGACCTTTAACTTGTTCAGCCCACCTACTGTCCATAAATTCATCGGCGGCTGTATCAAAGTCTTCAGAAGCCATAGCATCAAGAGCCTTTTTAAACCCTCTCAATCTGGTCTGACCAAGATTAAAGGAAAGGTCTATCATGGCGTGTTGCCTTGCTTCATTAAGCCCACCAAACCAATAATATTCATCATTTAATTCGTCTTTTACACGCTTTATGTCGTTGTCCAAAAGGTAATCAACTTCATCGTCAGAAAGACCTAACCCAGAGTCAGCGATATTTCGGCCCACACCTATTGTTTCATAGCCTTCGCTACACACATAAACGAAGTTTCGCACACCCTCATGCCTTCTTAGCATTTCTCTTAACTGCTCACTCATTAGCTTCAGGCTCCTCTTTATCCAATTCTCGATAGTATTTTAAAATATTAAGTGTTTGCCTTAAATATCTTTTTACTTCTGCCATATTGGTAGAAAGATTCTCGTATCCCTTGGTGGTTAAAGCATACCACACGTTTGTTGGTGCATTCCCCTCGTTTAGATCATCCAGATACTCCTGCATAAGTTCTGCGTTCAACACCGTCCATTCAACAGGAACAGGGTCAATTTGGTTAGGGAGAGGAGGGTGATAAGTGGGTGCTTTTTTAACTATCGTAACCACTTCCACAGGCTTAACTTCAGGAATATCCCGTTTTGAACCAAGTATAGAACATCCGCTAACTAGCAGGAGTATTAGAAATGTCAGTATTTTTATCAAATTGTGTTTCATCGGTTATATCTTTAAGATCATTGAGTACTGACTTCGTACCCCGATTGATAATATTTTCTATTAGTTTGGGCTTTCTGATGGACAACACATCCATAGAATGCCGTGAGAACTTTTTTCTGATATCAGTGACCTCGTTTTGGGCCACCATGTTCTCTTTTGTAAGCCTTTCAACCTGACTAATCATCATTTCTTGGTTTTCAACAGCTTGCTTTAGGTTCTCATTCTGCTGCTCAATAGTACTCTCTAAGGTCTTTTGGTTCTGGATCGACTGCTCTAACTGCAAATGAAACGCCTTAATCTCTGCTTGCGTCTTGTCATAATACATTTTGAAAGAACCTGCCAGAATAACTAGAGCTAGCCCTAACCCTGCACTTAACTTAAATCCCATAACTACACCAAAAAATTAAGGTTAGTCGGGGCTTTCCCCGATTGAAGTTGTATCTTATTATTTTTAGCCACATACAGTGTAGTGTTTAACTGCTCTACTTTCTGTTTGCGTTCTTCAACCTGAAGATCATCCATTAACCTCTGGTACTTCTGTTCTGCTACCTGCCTCCAAGCTATCTGGTTGGCAGGATTTGTTGCTCCTACGTCCATAACTTCTCCTACGCTTTAAACATTAATATAGCTAGGCCAACTACAATTCCAGCAGCAACTAAACCGGTAATTACAATCACTGTTATCAATATAATGCGTTGGACTAGCTCTGCCCGTTGTTTTTTCTGCTGAGCCAGCATTTCCATGTGCCGTTTGCGTTTTGCAGCTTGATCAGCCTTGGCTTTCACATAGGTTGTGTGAAGGGCTGGATCGACCACTATGAGCATATTCTCAAGATCCTTCTCGTACCTTTCCTGTTGCCGACGCATCATAGAAATTTTGAGCAGATCACTATGGCTGACATTAACAAACTTTTCTCTTTCGTTTCTCTCAAGATCATCCAAGCCCTGACCAAAATCAAGGATCGCAGACATGACTCGTTGCGCCCCGCCTTGAGCTTCACTAGCAGACTCTATTAACTTGCCAATCTGGTTTAAAATTGCCGCAGCCGCAGCTACGCTTTCGATGATCATGGCTCACCTTTAGTTAGGGTTTGCGAGACATATAAGCCGTAGCACCGAAATAAAGACCTATAATTGAAGCTTGGCTAAGAAATAACATATCGCTTAATGACGAAAGGGTTGAAAGCCTATCCTCTGGGACAAACGGCATTAAAGGAAGTAACGAATACGCAACCATAGAAGCCATCGCTACCCACGCTATACGCCTCTGGGAGTCTTGCTTTTCCTCTCTAAGGTCTAATTCGATCATTTGAGTGGCCCGTTCTAGCTCTTCATCACTAACGGTTCCATCATTATCTATATCGTATTTAGCCCATACCGAATCTTGTTGTAGCTTTTTAGTCATGCTTAATCCCAAAACTTTTGGTTAGCTCCAGCCATTACCGGCTTACAGTAAGCTGTTATTTTTTGCTGTTTGATCCCACCCCTACAAAGAGCATCTCTGCAATTATGTTCTATCCAGTAAGCAAACTGCTGGCAACGATGAATGTCTTTAAACAACATACTCTCTGCGCCATCAACAACATTGCCCTCTACGACTGTTATTAGCATAAATGCTAGAATTGCGCCTTTCATTCATGCGGTTCGATGCTTTCTCTTGCTTTTACCAGCTTTACTTAAAGCAATAGCAATTGATTGTTTCTGGGACTTACCTTCTCCCCGTAAGGTCTTAATATTCTTACTTACGGTTTTCTTACTTTTACCCTTTTTTAAAGGCATATCCCACCTCTTATAAAAATTTAGTAGCGAAAATACTAGCGGCAATAAAAGGATAAACTCCCCATATAAGCATCTCTAAACGCTTAAACTTTTCTGAGCCTTCATCAAGACGCTTCTCAATATACTCATACCGAATCGCGCATTCCCTTTGATGGGTTTTAATTTCCGATAAAGCTTCTTGCGACTTAGAAGTAGGTGCCTTTGATTTGGGCTTTGCAGAAGCTTTTTTAGCGGCCATTAGTCCGATCTTTTCACAAACTTAATTGGGTTAGTCGTAGATCCTTCTTTTGCCTTACCTATATTCAAGGCAACCATTTCAATTACCGGATAAATGTATTTACCCATAAATTCGTTATCTTTAGGCGTAGGTGTTACCGCGCAAATAGCACTGCTTATTGTGACAAACAGACTAGCGTATATCAGTAGATCGGCAATCAAGTCCATTACTGTTGCTCCGCATTAGCTGCTTCTAGCTGCTGTGAATACCAATTAAATGCCGCTACATAGGTATCAAGCTGCTTTTGGTTCGCATTAATTACATTAGTAATCTGACCAATCTCTTCTCTAAGCTCGTCCATACGGGCAGTTAGCATCTCAAGATTCGGAGGTAACTCAACAACCTCAGACTCTTCAACAACCTCTTCTTCTGGAGCCGTAACTGTAACTGTGTCTACCTTAGTGCCTTGTTCCATCTTCCTTTACCTTCCATACATTTAAGTTTGCAGCGACTGTACGCCGTTCTCCGTCACCCTCAAAGGGGTAAACCATGTGTGATAACCAGCTAGGAAACATCAACATCTTTCCTACTTCTGGCTTAATAATAAAAGTTTGTGGGGGCGCTAAACGCTCCACATCTAATAAGCTGCTACGGCCATAACTAAAAGCTAAACAACCATCAGAATTACCACTAGAATTATACAGGCTGTATTCTGGGCTTCCCGCCGTAGGCAGATCTAGGATTTGTTGCGGTACTTTTGTCCATGTGGTGCAGGAGACTCCCATAACCGTTTTAGTACCATGATCATGAATAGGATTGTAGTCGCCCATATAAGAATGAACACTCCAAAGCTCATCGGTTAGTACCTCTCTTTTTCCAGCTAATACATTTCCCGATTGAGCGTGGAATTGTTTAATGTAGTCCATTGCCAAGCC